AAGCAGCTGAAGCAGGCACAACACTAACAGGTGGAATGACTGGCGCAGCAAACCCTACCGACGGAATTCACGTAGGTTCCGAGGGTAAGGGAGGCTTGCTCAATCCTGAGCAATCCGCAAGATTCCTCGATTACATGTTCGATGCAACAGTAATCGGTAAAGTAGCACGTACAGTTCGAATGAGAGCTGACACTACAGAGATTGATCGTATTGGCGTTGGCACAAAGCTTATGAAGCTTGCAGCTGAAGCAGATAACCTAAACAGCGGAAATGCAGCTGTACAGTTCTCAAAGATTTCTCTCACAACAAAAAAGCTTCGTCTAGATTGGGAGCTTTCAACTGAGTCTCTAGAAGACAACATTGAAGGTGCAGATCTAGAAGATCACATTGCAAGACTTATGGCAACACAGGCTGGTAACGACCTTGAGGACGTAGTTCTTAACGGTAACACAGCTGACACAGGAGACTTGCTATACAAGTCATTTGATGGTGTTGTTAAGATTGCAAAGGCAAATGGCCACGTAGTAGCTGGAGCGGGTGCAGCAATATCTCGTGACATCTTCAACAAGGCTCTTAAGGCAATGCCACGTAAGTACAAGCAGCGTCGTACAGACCTACGCTTCCTTTCAGGCTCAAACCTTATACAAGATTACTTGTATTCAACATCAAGAGACATCCAGAACATTAACCCACAAGATATTGCTTCAAGCATTATCCGTGGAGACCAGCCAGGCCTAGGTGGCCCAGCAGGTTTCGTAGCTCCATTCGCATTTGGTATTCCAATTGTTGAAGTTCCGCTACTTAAGGAAACTCAGACTGGTTCATATGCAACTCCAACAGGAGATCACGGAGACGTTCACTTGACATTCCCTAATAACGTAGTTATTGGTATCAAGCGCGACGTAACTGTTTACCGATTCTTCTGGCCAAAGAAGGACTCAATCGAATATACAATGTATACTCGTGTTGGAACCCAAATTGAGCAGGCAGACGCATGGGTTGTCGTTAAAGACGTTAAGGTTGCTTCTTAATTTAAGAAATAACTTGCTGGAAAGGCCCCCAATTAATTTTGGGGGCTTTTCATTTTAATTTTATAGTGCTATAATTTATATACATACCAAAGGAGTATATATATGTCATTTGACACACTTAAGGTCAAAGATCTAAAGGCATTAGCAGCGGACTTCGCAGTTGATGTTGATGGACTAAAAAATAAAGCAGATGTTATTGCAGCCCTAACAGAAGAAGGAGTAACTTGGTCAGTTTACCAAGGTACACTTAAAAACATAGAGAACGCAAAAGAAGATTCAGATGAAATTCTTCCTCGCCTAGATCCAAATCAAAAGCTTGATGAAGATATGATCCTTGTAAAAATGGATCGCCCAAATGCTAGATATGATGCTTTAGGATTTACATTCACTAGAGATCATCCATTCGTAGCAATGAAGCCAGATGTGGCTCAAGAAATTTTTGATAAGGAGGAAGGGTTTAGATTGGCTACACCTAGAGAAGTACAGGAGTACTACAACTAAGCCTAACACATGGCAGAGATATACATAGATACAAACGCTCCAATTAAGACAAGAATTTCTTGGAGAGGCGAGGTACTAGATAACTCAAACCCAGTTGTTGTTGTTGTATATGACATAACTGAGGATGATACCGTTGTTCCAGCAATTAGCCCCACTCAACAGGTTGGTATATTTACTGCAGTTCCAGAAGAGTCTAACCCTGGGACTTATGCTCTATATCTTCCGCTACCACTAACTAATAGGTTAAAAAAACTTAAGCTTGTGTGGCAGTTTACAATAGAAGGTGTTTCTCAGTACTTGACAACGTATTGTGATATTGTTAAGCCTTATGTAAACCTAGCGGAAGTTATAGAAGACTTAGGCTTAGGAGCAGAAGCTTCAGACCCTAACTTTAAAAGCTATCATGAATTAAGAATGGCAGAAAAGTATGCAAGAAAAATGATTGAAAATTATACTGGTCAAAAATTCTATTTATTCCATGACACAATTACAATAATGGGAAGCGACTCAGACACTCTTTCTTTTACTAGCAAAATACATGAGCTGCATTCTCTTAGCCAAAATGATCAAATTCTAGTAGATAATCTTAATAATATTAATTATCTAGGTTATGAAATAAAAACTACAACAAGTGGATTTGGAATCAGAATAAACCAAGAAAGTCTTTTAGATAGAGATGTCTATGTTGCAAATGGAATGGTTCCTCCTTCAATTCATGACTTAAGCCCAGATATTTTTAGAAGAGGAAAGTACTACGATGTTCATGCAGTATTTGGTTGGGAATATATTCCAGATGAGGTTGAGCAGGCAGCTATAGAGATTATGCGTACGTATTTTGCCAAGGATAGACTATGGCGAGATAGGTATGTTAGTAAAATATCAACAACAGATTGGGATTTTGAGTACTCATCTGATGCATTTACTGGTACTGGCTCAGCGTATGCAGATAAGCTGCTTGAAGATTATGTTGTAACTCAAATGGTAATTGTGTAATGTTTGAGATAGTTGATGGCTTAATGTCTATGAAGATGGATATCTATAGGCAGCAAGAGCAGCAGGATAAAGATACTGGTGCCATCATTAGAAAGTTTTACTATATTAAAACATTAGATTGTTATGCTAGAGGAGTAATTACTGAAAGTCGAAACAGATCTAATGATAATCAAAAATTTGGAAACAAGTATTCAAACAACCAGTACATAGAAGCTAGAACATCTGAAAGATTAACCCCAAGAGATAAGATTAAAAACATAAGAGACGCAGACGGAAATGCTATCTGGTACGAATTAAATTATCCAAGCGACACTCCCACTGTTTTTGATGTTGTAGGAACTACACCGATATCAGATCCTTTTGGTAATGTTGTTGGTTATAACTCATCATTACAAAGAGCGGAGAACCAGCAAATTGACATCTGAAATTTTAGCCATTAAAGCAGCAAGCGGATTGGTAAATCTTATGGCCAATAAGCCTGTCAGTGGTGCACTAAGAGACAGCACAGTAGCACAGATATCTGCAGCACTATTCTATAAAACAAATGTAATGGCAAAGCTAGCATCAAATGCTCAATTTCAATCAGCATTTAGAAATGTAATCTTTGATCAATTGCAAGTTGATTTTGGCGATTATATTGATGCAAAAGCAAGAACTTCCCCAAAATCTTTTCACCACGTTTATGAGTGGGACAGGGTTGGCCAAGACGAGGCAAGACTATTTAAGTTAAAACAACTTCCAGCAGATGGATTATCTTTAAAAGTTAATTATGAATTGACCGATTCCAAATCCTTTGTACCTTCTGAAAATTCTAAAAATAAACATGTCTTTGTAAAAAAAGCTGAAATAATGGAGCAGGGAAAGACCGTAGTTATTGCTCCAAGATTTTCAGAAAGGCTTGTGTTTGATATAGATGGATACACCGTGTTCATGCCAAAGGGGCAATCAGTTACTGTTAAAAAACCAGGCGGAGCGGCAACCAAAAATGCATTCTTTTCACAATATAGATACTTCTTTACTGGCAACCTAGTTAATCTGTCTATAAAAAAATCGGGATTCCAAAGACTATTTAATTCATCATTGTCTAGAGCATTAGGAGTTCCAGCACAAGTTAAAACAGTTAAATATAGCTTCTCGCCAAATCAGCTGGCAAATGAAGCAGAGGCTGCTACATCAGCAGCATTTGCGAGGTTCGTAAATGGCTAATTATAAATTAGATTCAATGTTTGAAATAAGAAAGTTCTTATGGAACAGACTTACATGGCTGGGCATATTTGATGAGAATGATTACTATTCAGATAACCTAGGAGAGGCACTTGTGCCAATAGTCCCAGTTCAGCAACAGCCAGAAATGAATCAATTCTTGAGCGGCAAGAAGCATATAGTCTATGATAAAGTAGGCATGTCCTATGAGAATAACTGGATGATATGTTGCGAGCAAATCCTATTAACCCTATATTCACCAGAGATCCTGGATATTGTTGAAATAAGAAACTTCCTAACTGATGAATTTAGAAGAATGGATGAGTCTGCCAGAGATGTTAATAAATGGGCGGGATTATCAGATAAATTCAAGTTCCATAGTATTCAAGTAGCAGATATATCATCTACAGCCCCATCAGAAGAAATCCAAGGATTCTATGCAGCAGATGTAGTATTAGAGATAAAGTACTCAAGAATACTAGATGGCAAAGGCAGATTTGCCTAGTTTGCCTTTTATAAGGTAGTAGAGTAAAATTAGAACAGAGGAAAGGGCCTAGCCAGCCAAAATATATATATTAATTTCATATGAAATCAGGAGGCAATACAATTATGGCATATCAAAATACAGGTGACGCAAGAAACATTCTTGTTGGTGCATCACCGCTATTCTTGTCAGTAGAAGATTCAACAGTATCTGGTTACGATTCAAGCATGGATGCAGGCGAAGCAAACGCTTTTGTTGCATCAAAGAACCGTTTTGTACCAGCATTCTCATCAGGAGAGTCTTACACTACAACACTAAATAAAGTTTTAACAACAACAGGTGCTACTCAAACAGCAACACCTTCAGAATCAACACCAGCAATCGGTGGAGCTTACCGCAACGTAGGTTACACAAATAACGGTCTTCAGATCAGCTACCAGCCAACATTTGACTCAGTAACTGTTGACCAGTTGCTAGATACAGCTAAGCTGTTCAAGTCTGCGATGATGGTTCAAATCTCAACAGAAATGGCAGAAGGTACTCTAGAGAACGTTCTTGCAGTATTTGGTCAAAAGGGATCAACACTTACATCAACAGGAACTGGTTCAACAGCAGTTGACACACTAGGTTTGGAAGCAGGTGCACTAGGTGCAGCTCCAACAGAGCGTCAGCTAATTGCAGTTGGACAGGCTCCAACTTCAGAAGCATCAGCAACTGAGCGTGTATATTATGCACGTCGCGTTTTGTCTGTTGAACAGTCACAGTTCTCTTTGGCTCGTACAGCAGCAACAACATTCCCAGTAACATTCCGTCTTCTACCATCAGGTGACTCAGCTCACGCTGGTTCAGAATACGGTAAGATTATTGACCGCGTTCTATCAATTTAATTATATTAATAATTAATATCAAAGCCCCCAAGAAATTGGGGGCTTTGCTCTTGTATCCGTATAATGGTTATGCTATAATAATTTAGACGATCCTTAAGGAGGATAAATTGGCAACAACAGTATATGATGTAGAAGAGATTGAACTACAAAGCGGAGCTAAAGTAAAGCTCAAGCCATTATCAATCAAGCAGCTACGAAAGTTTATGGAAGTAATTAAGAAAGTTCAAGATGCAGAAGACGAGACAGCAACCCTTGGAATTTTAGTTGAAGCATGCGGAGTAGCATTAGAAACACAGCTTCCAGATCTAGTTGCAGACCTTGACAAGCTAGAAGATGCATTAGATGTTCCAACAATTAATAGAATCCTTGAAGTTTGCGGAGGAATTAAGATGGACGACCCAAACCTAATAGCGGCAGCGGTACTGGCTGGTCAGAACTAGATTTAGCCGCTTTAGAAGGCCAAGTTTTTCTTCTGGGTCACTGGAAGAATTATGAGGAACTAGAAGAAAATTTATCAATGCCAGAATTGGTTCAAACCATAACAGCGATGAATGAGAAAGAGCATAACCAAAGAAAGTTTGCAGCGTCACTAAAAGGAATACAGTTAGATGATGGTGTAGAAGAAAAAGAAAAAGGTTCTACCTTTGAAGATATCCAAAGAAGAGCACTTGGAATAAATGCATCAGCAGATGATGTTGTTGCTTTGCAAGGGCCCTTTGCAGCGAAAGCTGGATTTGGAATTGGCGCAGGGTTAGGATACTCTAGGAGTAATTAGTGGCTGACGAACAAATTGTAACCAGTATAGTCGCCAAAGCCGACTTATCTAGCCTTGTGTCTGAAGTACACAGGGCTAGTTCTAGTCTCCAACAATTACAAAGAGAACTTCTTGCATCTAATAGAGCCATATCTGCTTCAACAAAATTAGCAAATAACTTATTTAGAGATACACTAACTGGAAGCGGACAGTTTTCTAGTCACTTTGTAAACCTTAATTCAGATGTAGATAAGTTTGGTAAAAACCTAGACTCTGGTAGATTAAAGCTTAAGAATTACTTCCAGACATTTAGAGAACACGCTACAACTCAAAAGGGAATGATAAGGGAGCTTGCCAAAGAGCAGGTAATGCTTCAAAACTCAGTGCTCCAGCCTTTAGGTAGAAATGCTCAAGGATTAATGCAGTACAACGTTATGATCCCAAGAGGATTAGACGCTGTAAAAAATAGTGCACAGCTAGCTCGCATGGAACTTCAGATAATGAATCGTGCACTATCTGAAGGAGCAGGATCTTTAATTAACTGGGGTAAAAATACCCAGTGGGCAGGTCGTCAGCTGACAGTTGGACTTACAGTTCCATTAACAATGTTTGGTGCTGCAGCAGGAAAAGCATTTAGAGAAGCAGACCAAGAGCTTGTAAGACTTACAAAGGTTTACGGTGGGCTAGCTGCAACATCTGCAACGGATTTAAAAGCAATTAGAGAAGAAGTTATACAGACAGCAAAATCTTTATCTCAAACAATGGGAGCTTCTTTTAAAGATACAATTGCACTAGGTGCTGATATTGCGGCAACTGGAAAGATGGGCAACGATCTTTTAGGCTCTATAGAAGAAACCACTAGACTTGCAATCCTTGGAGAAGTAGATAGACAAGATGCAATGAAAGCTACTCTTTCAATTCAAACAGCTTTTAAGCAAAATACACAACAGCTTACAGAATCAATTAACTTTCTTAACGCAGTTGAAAACCAAACTTCTACAACACTTAACGATTTAGTAGAAGCAATTCCAAAAGCTGGTCCAGTTATACAGCAACTCGGAGGCAGCATCGAAGACTTAGCTCTTTATATGACTGCAATGAGAGAAGGTGGAATTAACGCATCTGAAGGTGCAAACGCATTAAAGTCAGGTTTAGCTTCTCTTATTAATCCAACAAAACAAACAGTCGGTATAATGTCAGATTTTGGCATAGATGTAATGGGGCTGGTTGCAAAAAATACTGGTGATACAACTGGAATGTTGCTAGATTTGCAAAAAGCTTTAAATACCCTAGACCCATTGAGTAAAGCTAGAGCACTTGAGCAAATGTTTGGTAAGTTCCAGTTTGCAAGAATGAGCGCACTTCTAAACAACCTTGGAAAAGAAGGAAGCCAGACGCTTCAGGTTATGGATTTAATGAAGGCAAGCACTTCGGATTTGGCGGGAATTGCAGAGCGAGAATTAGGAATGATTACAGAGTCTGCATCTGGTAAGTATAGAAGAGCTATGGAGTCTTTAAAAGCACAGCTTGCAGATGTAGGAGATGAGTTTCTTGGGGTTGCAACTAAGCTTATAAATGCTGCGTCAAAGATTTTAGAATTCTTCACTAATTTGCCATCACCGATTAAAAAAGCTCTTACTTTTATGGCAGGATTTACAGCATTAGTTGGCCCACTAATTATGTTAACTGGTGTACTTGCCAACTTCTTTGGTTATATAACAAAGGGAATAGTCCAGCTCAGATCTTTCTTTATGAAAGCAAATGGATGGAAGATGCTTACTCCAGAAATTATTGCTGCTCAAAAAGCAGCAGAAATGGTTGAGAATGCATTTTATTCAGATGCAGCTGCAGCTCAAGTTCTTCACAATGCATTGCAAAAACTTGTTTTAGATTATCAAAACCTTCAAGCAGCATCAATGAAGAGTGCAGTTCCAGTAAACGCAGGAGTCTCTACTGTTGCTGGAAATACAATTGTTGCTCCTGCTCATGGAAGAAGAGTTGTAGATCCTGATGATCCATATGTTGGAGATCCTAATACTAGAGCAATGTCTCACATTAGACCAAGGGATCTTAATAATCCAGCTACTCTGTTTGGTGGTGTTCCAGGAGCTATACCAGTAAATAGGGGAATATCTAGAACTCCTCAAATTTATATGCATGACAGACTTCCAAATGTTGAAGGCCTAACAAGTGTAAAGGGAATATCTACAGGAATTGTTGCACCAGAGGCTGCTAAATTCCATGCATTGATGGCAACTCTAGGAATGCAAACAGAGCAGGAGGTTGCAAATCTAAAGAAAACAATTGCAATGGGTGGAACGGTAAGCAGAGAACTATTAGATACATTCGATGATATTCTTCCAATAACTCAAAGATTTGCAGATAGCGCAGCAACTCAATCTGCATTAATTGTTCAACAAATGAGAAATGCAGAAATTACTGTTGATCAAGCAAAGGCAAGAATACTTGCACTTAATGCACAGATAGAAGCAGATATGGGATCAGCAGTAAGTATGTATGCTGCTGGACGAGGAAGAACAATTGATTTAACAAGAGCTCCAATGATGGATCAACCAGTTGTTGATGCGAATGGACAGTTTACACTCAGAGACTTGTATAAGAAAAAAACAAATGCTTCCGTCATGGAAGAGTTTGGAAGACTCCGTGGTGTAAGAACATTTGGTGCACCATACAGTATTCAAACAACAAGAATGCCTAAGTTTAATATAGGTGGAGACATTGAATCATTTGGTCCAAACAAAACAGTTGTTTCAGGACCATCTTCAGTAGACTATGATGATAGATTGGGAAGTGTTCCACTAGGTGGATATGTTTTGAACCAGCAAGCTGCAATGGATCCAGCAAATGCCCCATTAGTTGCAATGGCTCCAAGCACATATTTAAATGACGGTGGAAATATTACAGCAGCTCTTACTCCACGGGAAGTAGTTTTTGGTCCTCAAATTCAAAGAATGCCTGAGCTATATGCAGCAGTAGATGCAGCAAATAGTGGATATAGTTTTGGCGGGCAGATCATGCGTGGCATTAATTCGTACGGTAAAAAAATGTCTAAGTCTGCTAAGGCTAGAATGAAAGAAGAAAACTTTAAAAGACAGTATAGAGAGTATTTAAAGTTTATTAATAACCCAAGATACGAAGATGATATAAGAGTAAGAATGATCATGCTTGACGCAGCTGAATTATCTTATCACAATAATTTACCAATTGATAAAGCTATAAATATTGCAACAAGCAATTTTGATAAAGCTAAAGCTCAAGCTGGTGGAAGCGATGACAATTTTGTAAAAATAAGAATTAAGCAGGTCCAGGGACTAGAAAGAGATGGCATGGTCCCACGTGTTAAAGATGCAACTGGTATTAAAAATGCAGATGGAGAAACTGTATACCCAAGAAGCAATAGCAAAGCTTTAAATTGGAAATTAAATGACGTTAGAGAAGCAATGCTAGCAAATAAAAAATTTGCTGGAGTGCATGATCTTATAGCAGCAATTGCTCCAACAACATTTTTAAATGCATCTGATAAGTCTCCATCTATTCAAGGATTGCACGATAAAGCACATTTTAGACGCAAAGATCTAGTTGGATATACAACTAGTGGTTATATGGGGGTTGGTGCTGTATTACCTGCTGGAATAAATAATGTAATGAGCACCCTTGAAACTATAGGTTTATCAAGAGATGTTTTAAATTTAAGTTCAGAAGATGCAAAAGCAAACCTTGCTGCAGCATTAAAGAAAACAGGCCTAGACAAGTTTGCAAGCGTAGATGATATATTTGCAGCATTGCAAGATGATGGCAAAATTAAAAGCAAGGCTGACTGGGAATCTGGCAGAGTAGTAAGAGCAAATAAAGATCAAAAAAATTCTTTACGTATGCTTTTAGAAGCAGCAGCAAAAAGATCAAAGTGGATACTTGCTGGAAGACCTCCAAGACCAATGCTTGTATCGGGAGCATGGAATGCTGGCGGAATGATTCCAGGCGGACATATTTCTAGAGGTAGATCAAATTATGGAAATATTGCTCCCGCACTAAAGTTACTTGCACCAGATAAGCAATTAAAGATTTTAGCAAAAGCAAGGGAATTGAGTTCGAAAGATGCTCTAGGAAAGTTTGCTGATACACCAGTAACTGAATATGGACATCAGATTTCTGCAAGCACAGGAATGAGTTATCCTGTACCTGGCGTATCTGGATTGTATAAGGTTGGTAATAAAAAGGTTTTTGTTAAAGGCGTTCCTCATGAAGTAGTTGCAACCCATGAGCCAATAGGCACTCAAATTGCAAGAGATCTTTTTGGAATAGAATCTCCAGTTCAAAGAGCTAGAACGGTTGCTAACCCATTAGATCCAAGAAAAAAAAGCAAACTGCTCGCACTAGAATCAGACTATGATCCACGCTTTGCTAACACCAATGTGCCATGGGATGAAGATACAGTGCTTAGGCAGCTTGCCAACTCTCTTCTTTTAAACAATAAAGATTTATCTAGATCAAACGTATATGGTAATTTTAATCCAGATGTCGGACAATCTGGAGTATTCCCTAGAGCATCTGGTAACACTCGTCTTGCAGAAGCTGCTGAAATGAACTCTATGGAAAAGCAGGCAATGATCAATCTGCTTGCCGTTAAGGGTGGAGCAAGAAAAGATTTTGCACGTGACACTGCCCCAATAATTTCTAAAATGAGCCCAAAAAAATACGGCAAAAAAATGAAGAAAATATTAGAAGATGCCCGTCCACAATTAGTAAAAATAATAAATGGTTTACCTGTAGATCTTAGACCACCTTATGAAGCAATGCTCAAAAGATTGGATGATGGTATTGAGGTTGATTGGAGTAAATATCATGCCGTGCATGCTAATCCAAAATATCTTAATGCTGGAGGACCAGTTGGTGGCGGTCCAATCAGACGAGGAAGATATGCTTACGGTCCTAAAAAAGATGGATCACGCAGACCAGGAAACCCTGCTGCAAGAGCTAACTGGGAAGCAGAACAACGTGCACAAAGAGAAAGAGATGCAGCGGCAGCAAGATCTAGAGCAGGATCTCATCAGATAGGTGGACAGCAGGCTTTAACAAGCGGCTTAGGTAGAGAAGCGGTAAGAACAGGAACAACAAGCTTCTATAACCCTGGACAAGTAATGGTTAACAACATGCTTGACCCATTTAAAAATTCAGCAGCAATGAAAGCTCAATATTTATCAGCAGCTTTTAGATCTATGGGAAATTCAATTAAGGTAGACTCTATGCAGCTAGCAAAAGCTATAGATATAAATGCAAGAGTTATTACTCAGTCTATAAAGAATACTGCTACAAATATGAGCAGTGCTGTAAGATCAGCTGCTACATCAACATTAAATTTTGCCAAAAGAGCGCAAAACGCAATCATAAGAGAACAAAATGCTTATGCTGCAGCTAGATATCCTGCTGGACAAGCACCATCGCAGGGACTATTCGGACCAGGATTTGTTGGAGGCTATAAAGATACTGGTGTAGAAGGAGTTCAATCCAGAAAAGTCGGAACTATTGGCATGAGAAGAACAGAGTATCTTGTAAACAATGAGTCAACTGGTGGTAGAGATGTTTCAATGACTAAGGCGCAAGCCAAAGCAGCTGGAATTTCTGTTCCTGGAAGATACAATGGTATGAGTATGGGTTCTCAAATGGGAATTGGAATGGCTGGATCAATGGGCGGCATGGCATTGATGGGCAAAGAAAAAGTTAACATCCTAGGAAAAGAAGTGTCAGGAGCGTCCGCTGGAATGGGTCTTATGGCTGCTACTTCAATACTTCCAATGCTTCCATTTGGTAGAATGGGTGCAGGGATAAAATCCGCAGGGTCTGCATTAAAAGAATTAACTACTGGTCTTAACAAGATGGCAAGATTTGGAGCAATGATTGGAAGATTTGCTAAAGGCTTTGGCTTAATAGGAGCAGCAATCGGTGCCGCAGGCTTAGCGTTTAAACTTTATAAAGATTACAAGGATGCTCAGCAAGATGCCTCTATAGGACTTTCTATGACAGCTAAAGCTGCGGAGCAGGCTGGAATAAAGTATTTTAATCTTAAAGAAACCATGCAGGGCTACATAGATAAACAAAAATTAGCAACCGCAGCAGCCAAGGGGGCAGAAGGAAACTCAATTGGTATGCCTGGACTACCTCAATCAATAGAGGAACTTAAGAAGGCAAAAGAAGAAGGAAAAGAATTAAAAGATGTAATTGAATCCTTGAATAGATCAGAAACAACAGCAGAAACACAAAGATTAATTAATAATCAAAAAGCACAAATGGTTGCTGCTGGGATGAGCGTTGAAGAAGCAAATAAAAAAATATACGGTGCTTTAGCAAATAGCAATAAAGCTTCTCAAGCATACAAATTGCTTGCAAATACAGAATTTGGAGCAATAACAGATAAAGCTACAGCGGCAGAATTTTCTGTTGGAAATTTGGTAAACACCTTAAGCAAAGGAACAGGAACTGCTGATTGGTATAAAGAGGTAGGAAACGGTTTTGAAGGACTAATAGGTGTATTTTCTGAAGCAACGAAATCTTTAGTTGGAACAAAAGATGAGCTTGGAAATGTTATAGATGAGTTTAAAGCTTATGAAATGGTTATGTCTAAAGCAGAAACAAATAACCCAGGCATGAATAAAGAAATAGGTAGCGACGTATACTTAAATCTTCAAAAAACACAACCTTTGCTAGCAGGAATAATTAATGAATCAGACACTATAAAGGGAATACTTGCAAAGTGGAAACTTTTTACTGCTGGAATAAATATTGATCTAAGCAAAATAGATTCTACTCTAGCATCAAAACTTGCTGGATTTACTTCAGCAATCGGAACAGGAATTTCCCAGCTAACACAAGCTGCTGATTCTGCTACCACATACGCAACTGTTGGATCTGCTTTATCTAAACTTCAAAAAACAATTGCTGCAACTTCTGCAGCAGCTCAAAGAGCAAATGCAGCTTCTCAAAGAAGTGCACAGGAAGAATTAAAAGTAATTGCAAAAAAGATCAAACTTATCGATGAAGAGAAAAATAAAAAGCTAGAAGCCTTAAGGGCAACTCAAGATGCTTCAAACTATGCATTAGAATTGCAAAAGCTACAGATAAAATATGCAGATGCAGTTTCTCGTGGAGATATGGCTGCAGCAAATCAAGCAAAGCTTGATATAGATCAGCTTACTCAAAATAGGCAATCAGAGTTAGCCCAGAAGGCTATAGAAGATGCGGCTAATAAGGCAAAAGCACCATTGGAAAAAGATGCACAAGCAATACAAGACGCACAAGATAAAAAGAATACTGTTTTCCAAAATAATCAAGATGACTCTGCAGTAGCAGCTGATATAAAAGACACTCTTGAAAAATTTCAGTCAAAGTATAACGAGCTTAGTACAAGAGCTGTTAATGCACAGCTTCTTTCAGGTAAAGATAGAGTTGAAGAAGAAGCAGATATTAAGAGACAGCTTATTAGTTTCCTAAAAGAAATGCAAAAGGCTGGGACTGGACCAGGCCTGCTTGCAGAAACAATAAGAAATGCATTCCCAGGATATTTTAATTCAGACGGAAAGCCAAAAGTTCCTGAAAAAGTAACTACTGGATCTCCAACTGGATTTGATGCACAGGGAAGACCTATTCTTTCAGAAAATAGAACAGTAAACAATGATTCTCTTTCCCAGTTTGATAAAGATGTTGCAGCTGTAAGCAAGCTAGCAATTTTAATTACTGGAGGAGTAACCCTATCTAAACTTCGTGATGACCTTGTGAAAGCACTAGGAGGTTACAAGGCACCCACACCAAAGGGTACTATTGAATTTGGAAAAGATACAGTTCAGCAAGGCAGAGGAAAAAATGCAATAGAGGCTGCTAAAAATGCAAGATCTTCTGGATCTTCAAAGATGGTTAGCATTAATGATGTTGTATGGTATAGATTTAGCTGGAATGGGAAAGACTACATAAGCAATGATTCTGGAACAGAAGTTTATTCATGGGATGATCAGAAGAAAACAAAGGGTGCCAGAGTTAAAATGGCCACTGGAGGAGCAGTTAAACACTTTAATCCAGGTGGAGATGTAAGAGGCCCAGGCACAGGAACATCTGATTCTATTCCAGCTTATCTTTCAAATGGAGAGTATGTAATTAGAGCAAGTTCAGTTGAAAAAGCTGAAAGACAATTTGGATCAGGTTTCTTAGATAACTTAAACGCTGGCAGATTTGCAAATGGTGGAAAAGTTGGCACTATGGGAACAGCAGACGCAATGATCAAAACAGCAGAGTCTATGCTAGGATATCAAGAAGGAAGAGGCAATGACACAATATTCGGTAGCTTTGCACAAAAAGCCTACGATCTAAAAAATAGATTTATTGCATGGTGTGGCGCTTTTATAAACTGGGCAGCAAAAAAATCTGGAGTAGATTTGTCAAGCATGATTTGGACTCCTGGCGGAGCTCAATCATTTATGAAGAGTGGCAAGTGGACAACAATGAATCCACGTCGGGGAGATTTAGCCTTTATGGATTTCCCAGGAGACGGCGTCAACAGAATTTCTCACGTTGGTCTTGTAAGCAATGTTTTAGGAAAGAATTTAGTTTCAACTATAGAAGGAAATACATCAGGTTCTGGAAGTCAAAGAAGCGGCGGAGCCGTACTTAGAAAAGTAAGAAAATACAATTTAAAGAATGCTCCAATTGTAGGATTTGGAAGACCTTCATATAAGCCAGTAGATGACGTTAAATATGGATATGGCACACAAGAATACTACAGCGCAGACGAAGCTAAATCAGATTATGAAAATGAAAGATACACAGTAAACAGAGGAGATACACTATCTGGTATTGCTGCAAAGTATGGTATTACTGTTAAGCAATTAATGGAAATGAATCCTCAGCTAAAAGATCCAAAGTATATGGGTGGGTCAAGAATTTTTGCAGGTACAAAGGTAAGCATAAAGAAGTTTGCAGAAGGTGGAAAAGTCGTAAACTCATTAACTAATTCTGGAAATTGGATTAGTGGGCCTATAACAGTACCAAGACAAAAGAAGCCAGGGGTTCCATATTCAAGATCTGGAAAACCAATAGGAAATCCTTTTGGACAATATTGGGGAGAGCTTTCAAGATTTATTGGACCACGTAGCCCAGGTATGGACATATGGGGTGGAACAGAAATACCAGGACTTAATTTTAGCGGAGATGTTCCACAGCACTCAGACTACATGCATCAGATGCTTGAGCAGCCACGCAAGCCATTTACAAGCCCAGGAATGGGTATAGATAGAGACCCTATACGTTTGGCAGGCTCTGGAGCCTCTATGGGCGGAATCGGTAATGGTGCCTATGGTTTAGGGCCACTAATGTTCCATGCTGGCGGTCCAGTAGGGCACACTCATTCAAGTGCACCTCATGACCTAGGTATGAGATCGTTTGGTTTAAGCAGAAAGCAAACCGAAGCTGAGAAGATGAGACTTCAGCTTACTCCACTTAAGGATGAAAACCAAAAACAAAAAGCAAGAAAGAATAAAAATCTTTCATATTATGAATCTAAAATAGATGATCCTATAAATAACTACTCAGAGGGATTTGGTAAAGTATTCACTCGTTCCCCACTTGGAATTCTTGCGCCACTTACATCATTAGCTTCAGATCTTTTGGGTGTTTACTTTCAAGGTAAAACTCCGACATTTGGAAAAGATGGAATTGGAAAAGCTTTAAATCCAACATCTTATGAATCAGATGTTTCTAGCTTGATGAAAGCTATGATTCATCCTTTCGGAGAAATTGCAAAGGGAAGCGCAACTAAAGGTGATTGGGCTAATGCAGGATTAAATTTTGTTCCAGGAGTGGGTGCTCTAAAAGGAGTTAATACACTTCGTGCACGTTCTGCAGCATATAATTTAATAAATAAAGCAACTCTAGATTTACCAACAGAAGCTAGAGTTAGCCTTATTCCAAACGCTACACTTAGAAGTAATTTTGTGGCTCTTAAAAAAGCAGATAAAGTTGACACACCAGAGTTTGCAAAAGCAAGATATGAACTTGCGCTATCTGATGCAATAAGAGCAGCAAGGAGAAATAATTTTACTTCACTACCAGATTTAAAAAATACCACTGCCGCTAATCTTATTGAAGAAAATAAGAATTTGCCAAAAATTATAGAAGAGTCTATTAAGGTAAACGGAAAAGATTATATTTTTAGGTTTGAGAAAGCAGATATTTTACCTACTGATGCAAAATACATAGACAAATTTATTGAAGGTTTAAAAGAAGGAAGAGTAACTTCAGAAGGCTTTGGCGCAGGTGGAATGCACCAAGCAGAGATTCTAGATCCTGTTACTAAAAAACAAATGTCCTGGATAAACTATGATCCAGTTACTGGACACATTAGCTATCGTGGAACACATCCAGAATATAGATGGCTTCATCTTTCAGAAGCTTTATACAATAAAGCAGTTTCAATTACTAGAATAAAACATTCACCTACTTTAACTGACATGGGAAGGCCATCAGCTCTTCGTATCGGTGGGTTTATGGCAGATGATCCTTACTATGGTGCAACTTCAATTACTGGCATAAAGAGCTATCTAGATACACTAATGAAACTTAAAAAGTCTAAGAAAGCAAAGCCATCAACTGGAGAGCCAAGGAAAGGTATCGGATCTTGGGAAAATAATCATATAACTGAAACCGTATCCTCTGCACCAGCAACTCCTCGCTACCCCATTGACGAATTTAATGATCGAAACAGCATAATTGGCTGGCAGTTTGATAGAACTGCTGACCTTGATTCAACTCTAAGTGCAGCACTTCGCCCAGAAACTATACGGTGGTTTGGAAGCACATACCGTACATCAGCAAACTTCCCATATGGTCCAGGCGGATATATAGAGCCAGCAGCTTTACCAGAGCTACAAAGAATTATTGAAGCAGAAAAACTTGCTAGACAGTCGGAGGCTAGCCGTGGCAGTTGGGGTATCAGCCGCGGCGACGGATGGGCAAATGGCGGGCTTGTCCAAAACTTCTCAAATTCTTCATTAAAAAATCTAGGTTTACCAATGTTTGAAAATGGAATCAATATGGTTCCAGCTAATATGTTAGCAATGCTTCATAAAAATGAAGCTGTTATTCCAGCTAACATGAATCCATTTAATCCAAATGCTACGGCGGCAGCATCAGGATCAGTATATAATATAAATGTAGAATTAAATGGAACAAACGTGACAGCAAAAGATGTTGCACTAGAAATACGTAATGAAATGAGATTAAAAGAAATGGCAGCTGGAGTAAATAGAAAGGTTGGGTCATAATGAGTTTTCAAAATTTAAGTAAAGGCTCAATTTTATACATAGAGGCATTAGACCCATTTGCAATTGATACAGCAAATAACTCATTTGATTATAAGGGGGCTTCTGTTGTTGCCCCAGGTAATTCATATACATCATCTGTAGCAACTAGAAACAACTTGGCTTATAGCTCTAAAAATCAATTAAGATTTAGAAGAGTTACTGAGCACAATAGACAGCCAATTTCAATAGATACAAATAGAATTGAGAAGTCATCTAGAATGTCAAACGGTACACTCAGAAAATATATTGTGGCCGATAAGATTAATATAAATATTTCATGGGAAATGTTACCTTCTTTTAGAAATGAAACAGTTGACGGTGCTTGGGGCGCAGAAGATTTGAAAAACTTTTATGAAAGTTCTGCTGGCAAACTACCCTTTAGAATTAAATTAAACCCAACAGTTTTTAGTACCGATTTAATTGAGCAGTCTGACGGAGCTTTATCAGATGACTATACTTACACAGTAATGTTTACATCTTGCAGTTTTTCAGTTATTAAAAGAGGACTACAAACATTTTGGAGTGTTGACATATCTTTGGAGCAGGTATGATAACTGTATCAAATGAAACTAAAGATTTAATTAAAAAAGGATATTCGTTATCAACTTCAGCTGGAGCTACAATTGAATACAATCTTAACTCTATGGTTGAATATATCAAGGCAACAACAAATCCAGAAAATATAGAAAATCCTTTTTCTGGCGCATTTAAAAAGTTATTTCCTATAGATACTATTTATAAGCCATTTAGACCACTATCTCCAGGAATTAAATATCTAGTTCATACAAATAATAACACAGACACCCCCGTTGATTCTTTTGAAAGACCAAGGGATTTAGATATTGGAACAAGGCCAAGGCTTTATTATCCTGGACCAGATATGGTTTATAAATATTGGTTAGCGCCTAAAAACACTAATATAGACATATCTCTTGAATACTTTTCTAATGAAGAAAAAACTACAGCTAAGCTAATACCAGCAAATAAAATAATTGCAAGATTTGAAACAAGTCACGACACCCCAACTGAATGGACTATTACTGGAGTTAAGGAAGACAACACAACAGTATCTGTTAGAGGAACCACCCTTGTAAATGGAGAGGCAAGAATATATTATAATGGATCAACATGGTTTACTTCACCTACAGAGCCATCATCTTATACAACAACTCAATACTTTAAAAAGATATCTTTGACTGCAGTTAATTCAAATACAGGAAAGTTTTTGGGAGTAATTGAGTTTAGTCCAAGATGGGTTATGCCAATAGATTCAGATATTGTTTCTTTTACAGTAAATAAAGAAACTACTTCAGATAGCACATCAATTGTTCCAGTTGGAATAATAACGGCAAACTACCTTAGCCTTATAATAACAAAATATAATACTACATCTAGACAGATAGTTGAATATGATAGGTCTGGCCCAATAGATAATTCAAAACTATATTTGTTTAAGAATGCAATTATAAAACCATACATAAATATTGGAGACGGATCTTCAGTGCAAAAGATACCTCAAGGAGTTTTTTATGTAACCTCCTGGTCATTGTCAGAGTTTGGAGAAGCATCTATAGATGCAACAGATGCTGCAAAAATACTTCAGGATACTGTGTGCCCTCAGCTTTTAGTAGAGTCTTCACCTGTAACTTCAGTAATTAAAAGAGTTTTAGACTCAGTTGGATTTTCTAATTATAAGATAAATATTAAAAAAACAGATGGAGAGGTTGATGACGACTCCATTCCATCTTTAATTTATTGGTGGTCGGACGGTGAACAAACAGTCTGGGAAGTTTTGCAAGAACTATGTAGAGACATCCAGATGAACGCATTTGTAGATGAATACAATGTATTAAACTTTTACAGTAGAAATTTTATATACGACAAAGATTTGCCAAGCTCATGGATATTTACAAATGAAGAGATCAAATCTGGATCTAATGTAGAATATGCGCCTAACATAATTAGATTGTCTACCCAAGAGTTGTTTTCAGCTAACAACGTTAGAGTAAGATATAAAACAGCATTTGCCTCTACCAACTCAGAATCATCTTCGCCTCTCTGGAAATCAGAACCTTCCTTCCTTGGGGCTGGATCACTTGCAACAGATATTGATGACAACAGTACAAAATTTCAGCTTAATCAAAATACAATAAATTCTGCAAGAGTAGATAAAATTTTAGATCAGTTTAACGGTTATGTTTTAATAAACGGAGAGGTTATTGAGTATGATGGAGCCTGGTACCAGTATGTACCTAACGAGAAAGACATAACATTTACTCCTCCACGTGATAAACCTCCAATTAGAGTTTTAATTAAAAATCAATCTGACATATGGAAGTATTCAGCTTTAGCTAAACCAGGTTATAAAAATTTTTATCCTACTGGAGAGTATAATATAAAAACTAGAGGAGCTTTCGATACCTCTAGAATGCCTCACAAAAAAACTTTAAACTCTTACATAAACTCTGAAGGAGAGTCTAATTCAAATAAATTTACTTTAAACAAAAAGCTAAAGCTTACAACTCCAGATATTGCAAAATTAAAACCTGGGGTGAGCAGTCTTAGTACACCAGCCAGCGAATCAAGCGAAACAGTATCTAAAAGCTTTATGGCAATATCTAATTTAGATACTGATAAAAGAACTTTTGATATTGCAGTAAAAGAATTTAATTCAATAGATTTATCAAAATCCCATTTCTGTTTTGGAACAAGAATGTTTTTTGATAGCCAACTCAACTCTCCAGAGCAGGCAGGCGGTATAGGTTTTTGCTTAGACCAAACTGGTGAGAATGGATATTATCTTTTAGTAAGAACTACAGCATACGCTGGTCTTCAAAAAGACATAATGATTGTTAGAGTAAAAAATGGGAAGCTTACAGTTTTAAAAGATAGTCAGCAAACATCTACTAAAACATTAGCTGGAATTTATGCTGGAAGTTCATATAACATAGACGTTCTTGTAAAAAAAGAATCTATAAAAAACACAATAACTGTTTTTATTAATGGATTTAAAATTGAAGCAGTAGACTCTGGAACTGATTCTGTTAACTTAACCATACCTCCAGTTTCAATAACAAAAAATGTTGGACTACACTGTGGTCAAGGAATTGCTTACTTTGAATATCTGTATGCTAAAAGTATTGATGAAGATGTATACAAAAATAGATCGTTAACGAGGGGTTATGAATACAATGGTGTTTATGCAGACGATACTCTTTCTATGCTATTTGGAGATTTAATTTACAATGCTGGACAAACCGTTGCCGACGAAAAAGGTGCCCTTTTTGAATTTGGAACTACTGCTAGAGAAATAAGAAAAGTAAAAGAGTCTTATGATGATGGGTCTAGACCAGCCGTACCAATTACTTTTAGAACCGCATTAAATAAATATGTTAAAGTGTTAGATCAAAGGTTACAGCCTTTCGGTGCCGAAGCTTACGTTTTAAATAACACTTCAACTACTGTGGTTTTGGATGATAGCAACAATACAAGTTTTTATGTTTTGGGAAACTCTATAAGAAGGTCAGGCTCGATAGACTACGATACAGATCAGTCAGAGGACTCCTCAAATAAAGAATTTGTTGTTTTTGAATCTTCTTGGATTCAGTCTGAAGAGGACGCAAAGACCTTAGCAGATTGGATAAAGTCAAGCGTATTAAATAAGGGAAGGTTTGTAGACATAGAGGTTTTTGGAAACCCTTTAATTTCTGCTGGAGATATTGTAAGTATTAAATACCCAGTTTTAGGAATGTCTGAAACAGATACTAAGTATTTAGTTGTTAAATGCTCTTTACAATATAGTGAGGGGGTAACCACTACGCTTTCATGTAGAGCAATCTAATGGCGTAATGGTATAATAAATAAATGGGAATTGAAGTAGGAAAAATACCAGTCATTTTTGATGATGACCCTCGTTTAGCCGAAGTGTGGAAGGGCAAGTCTGGGGAAACTAAATCTATTACTCAGTCATTCCCATTTGGATCAAACAGTTCTGCAGGATCTTTTGGGGACGAAGATGGAGACGAAGATCCCAAAGGCGGTAAAAGGCCTCAGCTTTCAGACATAGTTTTAAAAGGATTTGAGCTGTATGAAGATGCGTCTGGAATGCAAAGAGCAAGAGCTAAGTTTAGAATTTATAATTCAAGCGAAGAGCAGATAGACGGTTTCTTGTACGCAATAACAATATCAGATAACCAGGGAGGAAGATCATGATAACTAAATTTGGTAAAAGATTTCTTACTAATTTTGTAGCTGGCAACTCATCATTTTCTTCAAAAGAAATGGCTATTGGAATTGCAACAGGAACTGAATATGCTTTATCGGATACAAACTCAAGACTTGGTTTTGAGTTTTATCGTGTTCCAATTAGGGTTGGCGGAATTGATATAGACTCTTCTGTATCACCAGTAAAATATACAGTAATATATTCAGCTACACTTCCTACAAACATTGCAGGTAAGATTAATGAAATTGGAATCTACTCTGGCCAGTCTTATTCAAGAAATTTATACGAAAGCAAATTTATATCTAACTTTGAATTGCCATATCAATGGAGTCCAGAGCCAGAGCTAGATCAAACAAACTCTAGAGTTGGAGATAGCTCGCTAACATTTACATCAAATGCGGCGGCTCCAAAAGAGTACACATACTTACTTGATAGTATGGATATATCTGGATACAACCCATTAGATACATTATCGCTTTCATACAAAGCAAATGATGCAAATCTATCCTCATTGAAGGTAAGGCTATATAGCTCAGATACCGATTACTTAGAATTTACATTTACTGGACATTCAGTTGGAAACAATATAAAGAATTTAAACATGTCTTCTGGGGTATCAACAGGAACATTTAATCCACAAAGTGTTGTTAAGTTAGGAATTATTGTTACTCCAACAACTGCTCAAACATCTGTATCTATGGATGGTCTTAGAATAAATGACGAAGATACATTTGATCCAGAGTATGGTCTTATTGCTAGGTCTATATTAGACTCAACATTGATTAAAGTAATTGGAAGAGAAGCAGCAATAGAATTTAAACTAGACTTGTCGTTCGGAGTTTAGTGTGTCAGAACAATATCCAGATCTAGGAATAACTCAGAGTCAAGATGGAGACTACTGGGATGTTGTAATACCAGATCTAGATTGTAATACAGATTACGCATTGCAGGTTGCTTGGATATATAGCGACAAAGCTTTAGGAACAAGCGAATTTTCTGATAGATTTAATTTTAAAACACCAGCTCCATCACGCATATGTCCATCAAATGTTACCGCAACTTGGGATGCCAAGGCTGGTCTTAATGTCGCATGGACAAAAAATGATCAGCGTGTAAGAAACTATGTGGTTAATCTTCAAGCAGGTGGGTACACAAGATCATACCTTATACCAGCAACTGGTACTTCTCTAAACTACTCATGGGTGTTAACAAGAGAAAATAACATATTCCAGTTCGGTGGAATTTTTAGAACTTCATTTACATCATTTTCAATACAAAGTATCTATGGAGATGGAAGCTCAGATCAGTGCCCAGTAACTGTAGAGCCTTTCGTTGACCAGGTTTGTACGCATACAATATCAGCAGCATCTTGGAATGTTATTAGCCAGAACAATGGAATACTTGTATCATGGCAAGATAGCGGAACAGCTTATGGTACATACAGGGAAACAAGAGTTTACGTATCAGAAACACAAAGTCCTTATAACTGGGAGCTTAGATACACTGGAATTGGTCCAGCTTCAATAACACTAGATACCCTAGCAACAGTTTATGTTAAACTAAATCATCTTTCTTATTCAGACTGTGAGTCTTTAAATTCAGATATAAAAGAAGGAAAAGCATACGACCCAATAGTCTTTGACGATTTACCACCAGAAAATAACTTTGATTTAGGATCTACTACTGTTGAAGAAGATTCAAATGGTCTATTTAATTTTGATAAAAAGATTCTTTTTACATGGACACAAAACACAGATACTTCAACTTCTGGATATAGAATAAGATACAAGACTGCTTCTGATGCTAATTATACATATATGTCTGTTCCAGGAAGAGGAACCCTATCAACATATTTGTATGGATTAAAGGCTGGTCAAACTTATCAGATAGCTGTAACAACGTATGATGTTTATGGAAATGACAACTCTGGGTATAAGCAGTATCCAGATATAGTAATACCAGCTAACACATCTTTAAAAACAGATGTAGCAATTACTGCTGGAGACATGAAACTCGGATACGGAATTGGTGGAAGTAATTCAAATAAAGGTTTATACATCGCTCCAGAAAATTATTGGTATGTAACTGGAAACACTAGCGTTTCATCTGCTGCAAGATTTAAAGTTGGAGGAACAAACGACTGGTTACTTTGGAACGGAACTAATTTAGAAATAACTGGAAAAATAAATGCTAATGCTGGAGCATTTACTGGTTCTGTAGACATAGGAACATCATCTGTAGATGGACAACTTAGAGTAACAACATCATCTGGAAAATTTGAAATAGGAAAGCTAACAAATATTTCTGGACAAAAGATTGGTATTGGAATCCAAGGAACCAACTCATCTGGTAAGCTTTTCCAGCTAGACACTGAATCTGGAATTATTGCTAACAAAGGAACAATTGCTGGTTGGACAATAGATGATACATCTATAAACAAAGCTGGCAATATTGGATTTTTTGCTACAACTACACCAGGAGATGTAGCCATATGGGCTGGTGGATCTAGAACGGTAAGTCCTAATTTTTC